TTTAATAATAATGTCATAACCTATCTGCCAATAAACTTTCCATACATTACTACTAAAACTTTTAAGATTTAATTTGTCATATGTAAAGTATAAATCAGGATTCTTGTATAAAGAAGAAACAATATTAGCTTCGCAAGCAAGTTTATATTCTTGCACCTTCTTACTTGATTTTATTAATTCAATCTCAAGAGGACTTAATTCTTTTTTATTTTTTTCTGCCATCAACACACCATCCTATTACCACAATTCTTCTAATTCATTATTTAGTTTTTTATTATTACTTTTATTTTTATATCCTGCACCTTCATGTATCATATTTTCAAATTTCATATTTTCAACTTTTTCTTCTGATTTAACTACTTGTTTTAATCTATTAACAACATCATTAATTTCCTTTTCAATTATAATCATTATGGTATTAAATTTATGTTGCTCATTTTTAAAATCTTGTGACTTAACTATTTGCTTTATTTTCATTTTATTAATTTTGAAAGTATATAAAATATGCTGATACTCATAATTAGCCATAGATGTAGTTTTCTTATTTGCCATAAACTTACCTTCTTTTAAACCTTTTAATCTTAATACCATATATGAAGGTAATTTTTGAGATTTATCATATTCAAATATTTCTAATTTTATATATTGATATAATTCATCCCAATCTTTTTTTTCTTGCTCTGTCATTTTTGCCATATTCATCACCTATAATTATAATTTAAAGAGGTGGCATATTAAAACCACCTCTCTTTTTCAATATTTAAGAAGCAATTACTTCCATAAATTCTACTAATTCTTTAAGTTTTTCTATATCAGAAGATTCTAATTCTTTAGGTAATAATTCTAATTCTTTTAATTTAGCAGAAACCTTTTTAACCTTATCTCCGTCAGTTTTCAAAATATTCATTGTTGTTTTAAATTTTTCTAATAATATTTTTTTTGTTTCTAATTCTTTCTTTTCATCAATCTCTTCTTTTTTCTTTGTTGCATTTTCTTCTATAATTCTTTCTTTTTCTTTTTCTTGGATTTCTTTTGTTTCTTCTATTGATTTAGCATCAGATTGTTTATTATGTTCTGCTCTAATAGCATCTTGTAATGCATTAATTAAAGAGTCTGCATCTAGTGGAATTTCTTCTATTATATCCGCAAATCTACTACCACTATCTAAAGCCATATTATCATCTCTAAATTTAATTTTTCTACTTTCTTTTGTTAATTTATTTCTAGTTTCGTCTTTTTTAGTAACAATATTTTTCTTCCCTGTTTTTTCTGTAATAATTGTTCTATCATAATATGCAAGACCAATAAAATGCATCTTTTTCTTTAAAAGATTAAAATATACTTTTTCAACATCAGATGTTAATGTTTGATATGTAGTACCTGTTGCAATATCAGTAAGTTCTCTATTTTTAATATGACCAATAATAATCATCGAAATTCCTATTTTTCTTAATCTTACTACAATATCAAACATTAATTCAAATGCTTTTGCTTGACCTTTTTGAAAACCATTCCATGCAGAATCTATTGAATCAGCTATTTTATCTGGATGTGCTTTATTCCATAAACGAATTGCTTCTTTTTCTGCTAATTTAATCCAACCATCATATGTATCAGCAACAACAGTTTTTAAATTTGCATATTCTGTATTTCTATTATATTCTATATCTTCAATAATATCATCTAAATCTTCCCAATCATCAATATCTTCATAAACAATATTGCTAATTGCATCTGCTCCTGCTTCTCCAGCCATTTCTAAAAACATATATCCATCTTCACTAACAAGTTTTTCAAGCATTTCTTTAATAGTAGACGTTTTACCTATTTTCGGCTCTCCTAATAAACAAATATTATAAGCTAAAGGATCTACTTTAATTACATTCTTTTTACCATATTTACGTGCCAAAATTTAACCACCTTTTTATGTATTTTTTTTATTTCATTTCCATTTTATTATTTTATATGAAGGAGATTTTTATTTCTCCTTCATATTTCATACTATTTATATCTAATCATCTTCTGCAAGCAATTTATCTAAATCATCCAAACTGTAATCACTAGAATTTTCTTCTTCTGTATCATCATTTGTATCAGTATTCTTATCATCTTTGCCCTTATCTTCTTTTTCACTAAGCAATTGATTTAAGAATACTAAATCTTCAAATTTATATTTTTCATCTATTCTTTGAATTACAGGTTTTTTATCGTCACCTTCACCTACAAGTTTAATAACAGGTTTTTTGATTAACATTTTCTTTTCTCTAGTATTACCGACAGCACATTTTGCTAATGCTTCTTCTTCTGTATAAGCACCTAATTCAATTAATTCTCTAATATCTTCAGGTACATCATCAAGAGTAATATTGACTTTTGCTTGACCTTCAACAATAATACCTTCTACTGTGATTTCATTAACATTATCTTTTTTTGCTTTAAACATTTTTACAAGTAATTTTGCACCTTTTTCTAAATCTTTTTCTGCAACCTCAAATTGAAATACTTTAGTAAATATTACATTTTGTTTAATTTCAATCTTATCTTGACCGTATTTACCAACATAATCAACAACATATGTAGTGATTGGGAATGAACCAGATTCTTTATCATATTTACCAATACTATCTTTATCAACAAGAATTGTTTGTTGGAATGTTGCAGAATATTTAGATACATCATCTGCTTTTGATAGATATACAGAAGTAATTTCCTTTTTAACTTGAATACTATCTTGATATAGAGAATATTTTAAATTACCTTTTACATTAACAACCATTCCATCAGTAAGATGTTCTTTTATGTATTCAATAGCATCATATGAAGATAAAAATTTCTTAGAAAATGTTTTTTCTTTTGCATCTTTTTCTAATCCTACTGTGATAAAACATTGATTTCCAACTTGTTCAGTAATATTTTCGTCAAGTCTATCTTCCCAATCAATAGTGAATTTATTTTCATAATCATCTTTGTCTTTACCATCTTCTGTTTTCTTACCATGAACATAAACAACAGAATCACCTTTGTTGCTATATCCACCCATCATGTCAGCATAAACTACATTTCCATTGCCACAGTCTACACCAAGATTCATAACATTATAAATCCAACCAGAATTTGATTCTTCGTCAATTTTAAAAGTATAATCGTTGACTTTCGCTTCACCAATTAATTGAAATGAGGCAGTACCTTTTTTTAGAGGTGTTTTTTCTTTAGTTTCTTTTGCCATATGTAATATTAATCTCCTTTTAATTTATATTTTTATTTTTACAATCTGTATACTTATTCAATAACTAATCTACCAATCCATCAACTAAAATCCTATTCTTCATCCTCTTTCTCATTATCATCTTCAACATATAATCTAAGACTTCCCTCTTTCATTTCTACTACATTCCATCTTTCATTATGTTTTCCACCATCAGGAATAAATTCAATTTCAACTTTCTCAGGTTTTGTACCTTTAAAACTAGTTACATTTCCTACTTTTAATTCTCCATTGTCTTCTGTGATAAATCTAATCTTATCTCCTGTAGAAATAGTTTGTATTTCTCCTGTATTAATTTCTACTTCAATTGATTTGTACGGAACTTTTTCAACATTGACCATAAATAAATCATTTCTCCTTTATATTATAGATTTTATTTTATTTAACACTTTAAAATCTTAAAAACCTAACTTTTTCATAAATCATAACCAAATATTCCTTTGGAACACATTTAAATATTTCTATTTAAATTTTCTTATCTAAATTCGATAAACTATCAGTCATTAACTAAGTCTTGTTCCGAGACATCTACTACTCATGCTTACGCAATTTGTAGATACTTTAATTCTTTGTACCTTATAACTTTATAAACTGAGTTATCATTTAAAATATTAATAGCACCATTTACATCTCTGTGCATGGAATATCCACATTCACAAGTATAATTTCTTCCTTTTGGAGTATTCAATAATCCACATCTAGGACATTTTTTAGAAGTATAATACTCCTTAACCTTTACTAATTCAATACCATATCTAGTTAATTTATTAGTTAACTCTAATGTTAGTAATCCATAACACCATTGACTAAGTTTTTGTCTTACTTTCCTACTTGTTCTGTTTTCTATCTTAGTATTTCTGGTACAACTATCTAAATCACCATAGTATACTTTCCTAATATTATTTTTAATACAGTAATCCAAGTATAATTTAGTAATCTTATGCACTACGTCTAGTATCTTTTTATCTGTTTTGTGTTTTAAATTATAAATTGCTCTACTATATTTCTTGTATTGTTTACTATATTTAGTACATTTACTTCTTCTACTTCTTAACTTAGATAAATGTTTATTTCTTAATTGTTTGATTTCTCTAAGTTTACGTCCAGTAATAATTATAGCATTTTCATTGTTATCAATAGAAGTTATACTATGTATTTCTCCAAGATCGATTGAAGCTTCATTTTCGGATTGAATTAACACGTTATCATTTTCTTGCTTAGTTTTGATTAAGAGATACAATCCATTACGATAAACCAATTCAATCTCTACTATATTGTCTGGTATAAATTTAAGGTGACATTTAATAGGTTTTTGCTTTCTTAAAATACCTTCTGAATCTGCTAATACTGGTTTTGCTAATGTTAAATATCCTTTATCTTTATAAAATCTAATATTCTGATATGTCCAACCTGTATTATAGAATTTTTTAATTTTATACGGAAGTTTAACTTTACTACTATTCTCATGTTTAGCTTTTATTGAACAAAACATAGCATCTCTTGCTGTTACATATTTTAGAATAACAATATTGATACTATTAGCTAATATATGCGGTACTGATTTCTTCATTAAAAACTGTAATTCTGATCTTGTTAATGATTTATTAGTATCTTTTCTACTTTTCTGGTCTGCGTCTACACAAGTATTCCAAATGATTGCTGAGTATTTGTTACATTGCATTAAATATTGATAATCTGATTTATTACAATTAACAGGTACAGTTATTGTTTTGTATATTAATAAAAATCTCACCTCCTTTCAAATTCATTTTTCTTAACTCTTCCCTACTTTCACTATTATATTCTCAATCTGTTAATTTGTCAAGAGAGAATTTAATTTATTTTTTTAGTTTTTTGGTAAGTATAAATTCTCCCTTGAATAATAAACTTGATAATTAAATATTACAAATAAACTCTTTGTGATATTGTTTTTCTGCTATTTCACGGGCATTAACTGCTTCATCAAAACTATTAAACCTACCTAAATAAATTTGTTTTTTATTATATGTAATTGATGCCATCCATTTATATCTTGAATTATCCCAAGATACACCTTTCCTTCCAGATGTATTATTACTATATGTTTTACTATTTATATGATTTTCAAAACATTCACAAATTCTAAGATTTATTTTTCTATTATCATGCACAACATGATTAATATGATCGACATGTTTTGTTCCATCTGAATTCATAATTAACATATGCATTCTTACATATTCACCAAATGGATTTGAAAATACATATCCTTCTGGATTATACGACCAAGTATATCCTTTAATTAAATCATAGTCTTCTAAATCAAAATAAAATTCCTCACCTTTTGATGTATAACCAATTCCATAATCACCTGATAAGTCATATTCATTTAATAATCTATTATTCTCGCCCATAATTTTCATAGATTCTGCATGTAGACAACCACATGATTTAGTGTTACCTGATTTTAAAGAAGGTGTAGAAACATAGATAATAGTTTTATTTTCACAATTACATTCACATTTCCATACATAACTTCTATAATATCTATCTTCTGTTTTTTCTAATACTGTTAATTTACCAAATACTTTTCCAATTAAATTATTTTCTTTATCTAAACAACCACATGAATTATTTACATTATGTTTTAATTCATATGAATTCTTAATTACATAATTACCACATTCACATTTGCATTTCCATACAGCATTTTTATTTTCAGTTCCTATTAATTCTTCTACTACTAATCTATCAAATTTCTGTCCAATTAAATTAATTATTCTACTTTTAGAAGAACATAGTTTACATCTAGTAGTATTACCTGAAGTTAAATTGTTTCCTTGCACTAAAAATTCTGTTTGGAATTCACAATCGCATTTACATAGCCAATATATTTTCTTTTTTATTCTTTCTTTATGCATTGACAATACAGTTAAATTACCAAATTTTTTACCAGTTAAATCTTTTATTCTATTTATTCTTTCCTCCAATAGCAATCTCCTTTCATCTTATTTCTACTAAATATTTAATAGTAGTTTGACTTTCATTATATATAACTATTTCATCTCTTTTAAGCATACCAGTACCACCATGAGCATGTAATACATTCGCATTAGGACACATTTTTTGTAAATTCTTATAATCTAAATTATGAAATTTACTATCAAATGAATATACATCATATGGCTTACCATAAGCAACCGAATTTAATGACATAAAGGCTGAATTAGAAGTACCTTTACTCCAATAACTCCCATTAATAGATGTATATCCTTTACTCTTATCTGCGGAATTGCTGAAGTAACAACCATCACCAAACATCGAACCTGTATACAAAGCATTTGCAGGTCTTATTTTTAATCCTGAATTAATAATACTCCACCAATTCTCATTTCTACTCCCATGCCATAATAACTTATTAACTTTTATATTTTCTTTTTGTACGAATTCATCATATCTTTCTTGTGTCTTCAAATTAATAACTTTCCATGCAGAATAAAACTTATTACTAATCTCACCTAATTCTTTCTTAATCATCTTCAATTCTTCTTGAGTAATTTCTTCAAATTGTAATCCCATTGCATCTAATATTGTTTTATTATTTTCTACTTCTGTTACAACATCTTCATTTTCATCTTTTTCTTCAATAGAGTGTTGAACAACCTGACCTTTCATAATATCAAGTAAATCTTGTTCTCTTTGAAGTATTTCAGAATAATCTTTATCATCTTTTGCAAGATAATCTTTAACTTTTCCCATTTTTCTAGGAATAGTTTTAAACAAATCAACTAGTATCTTATTAAATAATTCAATATCATCTGTATTAATCAAATTATTTAAAATTAATTGTGCTTCATCGATCATAGTTTGGGTTACGTTATTTGAAGAAATTGTATAGTTATCTTTAATTGCTTGTCGTGCCATTGATTGTAATCTTGCTACAATTTGTGCAATGGAAAGATTATTAATATCAAGATATTCCTTTTTCTTGTTTGGTGTAATAGTAGTTTCTGCAACTAATCTTGATTGATCTACATATCCCTTACGTATCTTACTTTTTAAAGTAGAATCCCATTTCCCTATAGGATATCTTTTTGTTTGATATCCACCTACACCAATTCGTCCATATTTTGCAATAAAATAATCTTCACCATCTGGTATCAGTTCGTAATATTTATTATTATTTGCATTAGGTTCTACTTTAACTAGATATAATGGATTTTGCATATATCCACTCTCCTATAAATAACAAACTAAAATTTCAATATCAATATCTTCAAATACATCTTCAATAATTTCCTTAACAATATCCCAATCCAACTTGTCTAGTCCCGATCCAATACAAGGAATCGCAATCTTTTCAATTTCTAATGTTTCAATTGTCTCAATCATATCTTCCAATGATTCTCTTAGACTTGCATAAGTAGGTTTATGATAATATTTCCTTTTAGTTACTAAATTAAATACGTTGTCAATCAAAATGGCACAATTATCAGGAATATAATCAACAGTATTCTTTAACTTTTTACGCATATTATATAATTCATCAAATTTTACTGCAATTCCTGCACCTAATGCAAAGTCACCAGAAATACAATGTGCAAAATAATAACCATGTGGTACTGAAAATAAATCTCTTTGTACTTCATTTAAAATCATAATAAACATTTCTCCTTTTTGTTTTTTATTTTAATTAATTATAACTAGGCTCATTCTTATCGTCCCTATAACTAATTAATCTACATAATCTTAAATCAATATTTCCATTCTCATTTACTGATTCATCCATATATTTAACACGTACAATCTTACCCATTATTTCATCTTGATTATTCCAAATATAATCTCTAACCAATCTATCATCATATTTTTCAGAGTTATATTTTGTTTTATACCCACCCATAATATTAACTGAATTCCCTTTGTAATCAACAATCATCTTACCTAAAGTATTTTCAAATGCCTTACCTTTTTCTCCTTTTTCAAAGCCAATTACACGTAAATCTGCTTCTTTTTCTGTTTTAATTTTTAACATTTGTTGATATGATTTCTTACCATTGTATTTTACATCTAATAGTAATACCATAATACCTTCATCATCTTGCTCCATCATTTTTTCAAACCAATAATCAATTTGAGCAATATCTTTTCCTACATAGAATGGATCGACATTGCTAATTAAATTAGAATTTATTTTATCAACTAATTCTTTTGCTAAATTCTTTCTATCCCTACAAATCATAGGATGATAACCTTTATAAAATCCATCATCAGGGATAAAATTAAATACATTTACTTCTATTCCATGTTTAACTCCATCTTTCCTAAGAATAGAACCTGTTTTATTAAATCTTTCTGTTCTAGACATAGTATTTTCATTGTCAATTGCTAATAATTCACAAGCAAATACTCCATGTTGTAAATATGCATTTAATAATGCTTTTTCAATATCAATTAATCCTGTATATAATTCTCCACCGGAGGACATAATTTTTACTATATTATTACCTACTTCAATTTCTGCTCTATATCCATCTATTTTTTTATAAATACCAAATTCTTTACCTTTTAATAATTGAATATGTTTTGGTTCTGCAACTTCACCTTTTTCTAATTTATGAATATAGATAAATTCATATCCAAAAGCACTATTGATAGTTTTTTCTTTTAATCCACAACGTAAATCCTGAAGTATAATTTGAATATATAATTCCTTCATATCATCTTCTTGTTGTGATAAGAATTGTTGAATATTTGCAATTGCTTCATCTGAACCAGTATTATGAATAGATAAATATTCTCTTAAATCATAGAAATTATTTATTGTTACAGTTGGTTTAGATTTAACCTTTTTCTCAAGTTTCTTACGTTTAATACCAGTTTTTACTTCTGTGGTATAAACAAATGTAAGAATATCCTTCAACAATACATTATCTTGATTATTCTTTAAAATATCTTCTTTACCATTCCTACTAGAAATTGATATTAATTGATTCATAACACTTAATACTTGTTGCATAATATGTAACCTCCTTTATCTACTCAAATTTCATTTTCTTCAACTTTTCTAATTGTTTCTCCACATTAGCAATCTTGTTCATTTTCATTTTCTCTGCACGTTTAATAGCAGATTCTTTTGTTCTATGCCAATCTTTCCCTTCACCAAAATATCCTTCACCTTGATTTTTTACTACCTTAACATAATTTTTATCATTGTCTACATCTGCATATGAAGGAAATTCAACTTCTACTTCAAATATACCTTGAGTTAATGCGTATTTAGTAATCCATACTTTAAAACTATCACTCATAATCATTTCCTCCTTTATTGCTAACCTTTAATTCTTACTAAGTATAACATTATATTTCCTATCTGTCAACTACTAATTTTAACACATTACTAATATTTTAATTTCTCCTTCATACTCTCTACCAATATCTTCACAAAATTCCTTCCAATCTTCAGGTGTATTTTTTATAACACATGCCATTTGTTTTTCTGTTTTAATTTCTCCATTATCATTTACAAATACATCTACTAATTCTTGTTTAGTTTTACCTTTTTCTTTTAACCATTGAAAATATTCTTTTCTAGTTTTTTCGTTGTTCAAATTAATTATTCTCCTTTTTTAATTAAATTCTCTCAATCAAATTATAATTCTTAACAAAACTATCTAAGTCAAATTTAAACTGAAAACCTGCTGCTTTGGCATGACCGCCACCTAAAAATTGTTTAGCAATCTCAGAACAATCTACTTCTCCTTTTGTTCTTAAACTAGCAATACCACTACCTAAACTAAAGAATAAATAATAATCAATATTATCATCATTAATAAAATCTCTAACTTCTCCTGCATGTTGAGTAGATAAAAATACAGCAACAGTTTTACCTTGATTGTCTTTGTATAACTTCATATTTTCTTTTTGTTTTTCAATAAATTTAATTTTTCGTTCTTCTGCTAATTTTAAAATTAACTCTTCTGTGTTGATTAAAGTACAATCTGGATTATCTAAAAATCTATCCATAAATCTATCAAAACCATACTCATAAGCAAGTAAATTTAACTTTTTACTCATAGGATATTTATGATGCCATAAATCATAATCGTTTGTATATGTAACTAAATCAATATATTTTGCTAATCTTTCTACTTTATCATGTAAATCCATCTTCATATAATAATCTAATAACCATTCATAAAATACTTTAGCACCACATTTATCATCTGCAAATATAACCCATTTATATTTAGTTAACCATTTTGCAGTTTTATGATGATCGAATAATAATGCACAATCATTATATTCAGAATTATTCTTTTCAATCTTTTCTGCTACTTCTTCATTAACTGATATGTCAGTAATAAAAATAACATCCTTACCTAAATACTCTAATACCTTTTCATTAATATTATCGTAATTACAATATTCTACTTTTGCATTAGGATATACTACTTTACCTACAATTGCTGCTGATACGCCATCTAAATCATTATGTGTTAAAATAATCAAAAAATCTATCTCCTTTTTATTTATTTATTTATTTTTAATCTTACCTAAGTATACAATTATTTTTATCATTTGTCAAGTAGTAAATTTAAAACAATTCTCTTCTTTATCTGAAATTAAATTTTGTATAATCTCTGTTTCTGTTGCTTTTACCAATCCTTTATATACCTTAATAAAATATCCAAAAGTATCAAATAAATTATTAATATCTTGTCTAGTTAATTCTTTTCCAGTTAAAAATGAAAAATATAATTTATCATATTCTTCTGATTTTAATACCATATTAATTAACACCTTTCTTAAATATCAACACAAAATGGATCTTTCATTCAAACTTTTATTTTGCATTTATTTATCCATATATTCATTTTTAACAATTTCTAATAGCACATCTCTATTATTCAATTTATAATTCTCCAAAACTTTCTCTAACAATTCATTTAGTATTTCCCCTATCATAAACCCTTGCTCAATACCTAATTCCATTAAATCATATCCATTGATTTTTAAATCTTTAACTGTTAATGGTTGTTTTTCTGCAATAATTCTATGACATTCTCCTACTAAAAATGCAACATTATCTATTTTACTTTGATCTTTATTCTTAGATCCTTTAATATCTGCAATCCGTAAACAAAACAAATTTTCTAAATTATCAATTCCTACTCTGTTTATGAATTTTTTAATAACAGATGTTTTTATTTTATTTTTTTCATTAAAACTAAACATATGTTCTCTAACTAATATTTTTACATCATTGATAGTTTTATTATCAAATTTTAATCTAGTTAATATTTCTTCTGTTAATTTTTCTCCTTCTATATGATGGTAGTAGAAATGACCAATATTATTTTCATCTAAAGTAAAACACATAGGTTTAGCAATATCATGTAGTAATGCAGATAGTCTTATATTTAATACTTTTGGAGTATTGTCTACTACAGATAGAATATGCTCAAATACATCTTTATCGTGATTATAATTATGTTGCTCAAATCCTACGCATTTACATAATTCAGGTATAATATATTGTAATAAACTAGTTTCTTGTAATAATCTAATTCCATAAGAAGGAATATTACTCATTAATATTTTACATAATTCATCTCTAATTCTTTCTTTAGAAATCATTTGAATAAGATATGCGTTTTTAATAATAGATTTAAAAGTATTTTCTTCAATAGTGAAATTATGTTGTGTAGATAACCTAATCGCTCTCATCATCCTCAAAGAATCTTCATTAAAACGATCATTAGGATTGCCTACACAACGAATAATTTTATTTTCAATATCTTTCAATCCACTAAAATAATCATATACATTTCTGTTTACATCAATGGCAATAGAATTCATTGTAAAATCTCTACGTGCAACATCTTCTTCTAATTTATCTGTGTAAAATACTTCTTCAGGACTCCTATTATCTTTATATACACCCTCCCTTCTCATAGATGTTATTTCATAACTTACTTCTTCATAATTTTCATCTTTCAATATAATAGTAACAGTGCCATGTTTAATTCCAGTATCATATGATTTAACAAATAATGATTTTACTTGTTCAGGTATTGCATCAGTACAAATATCATAATCTTTCGGACATTTATAACTAAAAATATCTCTTGTACTGCCTCCAATTAGGTATCCTTGAAAACCATTATATTCTAAATGACTAAGTATATATTCTACTGCTCTTGGTATTTCCATATTATCACCTCAATCTTTAAACTTACTAAAACTTTGTAATACCATATCACATAATAAATCATTAATCTTTTTTCTATCTGGTGAATGTGGTAATTTAGATTTATCATATGTTTCGTCTAATTGAATAAATAATTTTTCTGCGTGTGATTTTACTTGTTCTAAAGTATATTCACCATTTCTAATTGCTAATAAATAATCTTTTTCTGGTCTTAAAACTGTTAAATATCCTGTATTTAAAATTTCCAAACCCATTAATAATAATCTAATTAAATGCAATCCATGTTTCACATCATAACCATATTGTTCTATTAAATCTTTATGTGAACCTATATGTTTATGTTGTCCCTTCCCCATTTCTTCTTCAACTTTACTAATTTCTTGATCAATATTAACAATTCTATTCTCATAATCATTAATTTCATTAGTTATTTCAATGATTTTTTCTGCATCATTGTCTGTAATTTCATCAATATTTTTCTTTACAATTTCCAATTTATAATTTAATTTTGTTAAATAAATATTATATTGTCTTTTATGTTCATTAAGATTTTTAATTCTTTGTTTTAATTCGTTAACAGGTAATTTATTAGTTAATCTCTTCAATTGACTGTAAGCATATCCACCAAATGTATGTTTTGCACGTTTGGTTAAAAATAAATTACGATTATTTAAAAGTATTTCACCAAATTCATCACAATGAATAATATGTTTTTCATCAACAAATAAATGTTCTACAATATTTGGATTACAATTTGAAGCAAGATTAATAAATTTATGCAAACTAAAAATTGTTGCTTCTGCTTTATTATTTTCTACTTTATAATTATGATAATTAATATAATCTTTACATTCATATTGTTCAAAATTTTCAAATCCAATAATATATTCTTTTGGAGGAATACAAATCCCTCCAAAATCTATATCACTGTTTTCATGATTTGTTCCATATGAATGACTTCCTCTATAGACTTTTAAAATAGTTCTATTATCAATCCATTTTATTACATCCATAATTTAATTCCTTCTTTCTTAAATTTTATACTACTTCTTCTTCAACAATAGAATTTTCTTCTTCCATATCAAGTATATCATCTGCCTTAATAATCCCTTCAAGCAGTTTAAATGAAAACGATTTGTGTTTATATGCAGTAAATTTTTCTTTATTATCTACCCTTACAACCACACCTTCTTTAATGTGTGTTTTACCTATTGGATCACTACCTTCAACACAATTATTTACTATTGTCATTAAATCATCAACATTAGTAAATAAATATTTGCCGAATTCAGGTACATGTTTTACTCCCATTTTTTCACAATATATTTTTACAATTTCCCAAGGAATTTCAATAATATTACCATCTTCATCTGTTTTAGTCATTCTGTAAACATAAATATCATTTTGTCCTACTCCGCATCCGTATGTAAATCTTGTAGTTTCACCATATTGTTTAATGAATTCTTTATCTTTTGTTTTCTTATTATTACATTCTGGCATAATAAGTTGGTTTTCATTTACATATCCTACTATTTCATAATAAACAGTAATCCCTTTTTGCAATTTACCAACAAAGAAATCATGCCACTCTTTTCTAAAATTATCATTACCATAGAATCCATTATCATAATTTTTTAATACTACTCTTCTTGTACCAGAAATATAATCCCATGTCTTTTTAATAGGTAATTCTATTTTTACAAATTTTAATATCCTATGCAACCAATAAGGTAATAATTTTTTCTTTTCTTTAATAGTATAAGAACTACGACCACTCGATCCATGCATCTTCAAAGTAACATAGCATAAATCACCTTCTTTAAATTGTGCAGTATTATAAGCAAGTTGTGATGTATCTCTGTGTTCTTCAAAGAATGGATAAGAAATAGTATCAGTTTTCTTCTTTCTTTTCTCTTTTTGCAATCCTTCTACTTTATTCTTCTTACCTTCAGGAATATATTTTTCGCATATTAATATCCCATTAAGAGTAGTAATTACATCTCCTTCTTTTAAAGTATTAATATCAGTAAATTTTTCTAAACTTTTTAATGGCATTAGCAACCCATCGGACTTCTCTTTTCTTAGTTTAATGGTAGTGACATGGCATTTAGATTCGTCCATATAACCACCAACATTATTACCTTGTTCATCTTTCTCTCTTAAAAGTCTATTCTGTCTGCAATATTCTGTATTAAGACGACCATCTGTAGGAAAATAAATTGCTAAATCATTTATTTTTGCATCCAATCCTACAATAACATCATTCCCAAATACAGTTACTACTTGAAGTCTATCTGCATTTGAGTGTGGTCTAATTTCTTTAATTTTAACTATATATGCATTATAACTCACTTATAATATTTCTCCCTTCATATTTATATTTTTATTTTGTAAAATTAATCTTACAAACTATCTCCTTTTTTACTATTACATTTACTACACATAGTTTGATAATTAGTTAATTCATTTTTACCACCTTTACTTTTAGGTATGATGTGATCCTTAGTTAGCATTATTTCTTTATTGTCATTATCAATCCCATATAGATTAAAATGAAATCTAGAAGATGTAGGATTCTTTTCTTTTGCAAAATATTTTGCTTCTAATCCACAATATACACATTTAATTCCGCTAGTAATAAATGTTCTATATCTATCACTTACCATACTAATCATATCACCATTAAAATTAACTAAAACACATTTATTATCTGTATTATCAAGAATAGTTTTACTTAATATTTCTTCAATAGAGTAAATTTCTTTTCTAACATATCCTTTACGTGCTTTCTTTGGTAACGGATTTCTAATAAAATCTTCCGACCATTGATTAATGACATTACTAAAATCTTCAATATTATTAATGTCAATTGATTGAATATTATTATTTATACATGGATTATTATTAATAAAATTTAATTGCAGATATTTATTACCGTCATTATTTTTCTTAATATGTATTACAATTACAGGTATTTCTTTAGATTTTAAACAATATACATTCTTAGATTCTTTATAAACACTTCCACCTAATCTATGTTTTAAAAATTTCTGAATAATTGTTTTTAATGTTTGCTTAACACCAGGAATTACTTGCTCAATATTCATCCATTGTTGACTCATTCCTTTAAATTTTAAAATCATATACTAACACTCCTTAATATTTATTAATTTTTTAATGTATTAACTAGTATTAGTATACAATTATATTTACTATTTGTCAAGAAAAAATATCGAAACAAAATTTATGTTTGGTTATGTTTTTTTATACTACATATAGTATTCATAATTTATATCTATACTATATGTAGTATCGTAGAAACATTAAATCTACTAAATCATTGATTCTATTTCTTCAATTGCTAAAGATACCTGTCTTTCATTTGAGAGAAGAACATGAAGTTTACTTTCAAGTAATTTCAATTTCCTATCTTCTTCCTCATATTTCAATATCTCTAATTTTAATTTAATATCCGTAATCCATTGATCAATCAAATAACCAGAAATAACATATTCTTCATCTAAACCCAAATCAACAGCAGACAATAGATATGAATTTAATTTAACCAATAAATGAGTTAAACCTTCTCTATTTAATACTTGTAAATTTAATCTTACTCCATCTAATTCAATACTACAGTTTGTCAATGGTGAAAATTTCTTCTTACCTTTTAAACCTTTCTTCTTATCTGCAATCTGAGATTTCAACAACATAATCTTATCATCATTTGTCATTTGTTTTTCACTCATATTATTTTCCCTCCGAATATAGTTTTCC